TGTCATGGGCAAGAAAAAGAACGCGCCGGCAGAGATCGAGAAAGTCACCATAACCATGAGCCGCCCGGTGGCCGAGGCGGTAGCAAAAGCCTGCGAGATGTACCTTCGTCTGCACATGGGGCAGTTTGAAGACCTGACAAACGAACTGTGCATGGCGAAGTTCTACGCCGCTCTGGAAAACGATTCGTTTGCCGACGAAGAAGAACGGGATGAAATCTTCCATATCTCGATTGACCGCCGGAACATCATGCAGGAAGAAGTGGACAAGCTGTACAAAAGATATGTTCTTTCCGCCCCGCTTGATTACTGCATGAGAATCCCGTACCGGGCAGAACAGGTCTGGCTTGCAATCCGTCACGCTCTGGCATGGCACGATAACCCGAAGGGCGACTACACGGTTCAGTACGACAAGCCGCTCAATCGTTCGGATCAGCCGCAGCCGATGGTGCAACTGTACGAGGTACCCACAGAGGGAAAGCCTGTCTGTGATGGCAGGTGCGCAGAGTGCGGGAGGTACTGAAATGAGTACGGCATTATTCAATCTGGACAGTGACGGAACACTGGAAATCCTCATATCCAGAGCAAACATCAAGAAGATAACACGGGTGATGATCGCAGAGCCGGGTAGGAAAACGGCAAAAAACTTCCTTCTCGATACACAGCCGCTGGAATCGGAATGGGAATTGAATCCAGGACGGTGTACCTGTGAGCATTTCCGTTGCAAGAAATGCCATTTCATCAACTGTGTGGCAGTTAAATACTGCGGTGAGTGCGGAGCGAAGATGAAAAATGCAGGCGTAAAGCCGGAAGATTTGCCGTTACCGTTGCCTGAGAAAAAGCACAGTAAAATGGAGATTAGCGATGAGGCTGCCCGTGCGACATTCGACAGATTTGAGGTGCCGCTATGAGTGAGATGGAATTTGAAAAGACCTGCTGCACCTGCCGATGGCACGAAAGATATACCTGGGTCTGCTTGAATGGTCTGTCGCTGAACTGCACCGATGTCACCGACGTTGAGGACAGCTGCGAACACTGGGAAAAGCGGACGGACGAAAACGGCATTGAAGACTACGAGGTAAACTGAAATGACAACCAAGAGAATGAAAAAGCTCCTGATGGGCATGGGGCTGTCCCGGAACCAGGCAACCCGGATGATTCAGGAGCAGCGCACCGAAGGGTCGAAGGACGTGAGCAACGCTCTTTACTTCCACGTCTTCCAAAAGAACTTCTATCTGATCGTGTCCAACTGCGGCGGCGAGGTGCTGCCCTATCTCAACAGCTTTGTTTTGAAATGACTACAGTTTGAAGTCGTTTCCAGAGAATAAGCAAGCCCGTCGTAAAATTGCCGCCCTGACGAGGCGGCAAGGGGCTTGTATACCGAGGATAAACTAAGAACCAGCGGAGAACGTAGCTTGAGGTTAGATTGAAAATTAGCTTGTAATCTAACCAAGGTCTAAGCAAGATTTAGTCAAGACCTATGCAAGCCGTTCCCAGTGGCGGGGGTACGGGGGGAACCCCCTGTATTGTCTCCCCGCGGCAGAAGGGCGTAACGGACAGCAGGGCTTCCCGGAGCGGGGGCGGGGGCAAGCATAGAAGTACACGGGCGGCGGGCGGTTTGGCCTTTATTCAGCAAATTGGACGTTTACGGGAAGGAGGACGTAGTGGGTATGGGCGGCGGCTTTTATGTCAGAGAACAGAAATACATCTGCGGCAAAAATTATGCCACTGCGCCCACCATGCAGGCGGAGTTTTTCGAGGTTTCCGAGAAAGAACATAAGGCCAGCACCCGGCGGAAGAAAGAACTCGCCACCAGTCTGGCGAAGGAAGCCTACAACCTCCGCAAATCTGGCCGCTACCTGGTTCTGCTGGTAAATACGAACTTCCGGCCCGGTGATTTCTCGGTTACATACACCTACGACGACGATCATCACCCTGCCCCAAATGACCTTGCCCGGGCTGACCGGGATTTCTCCAATGCAATCAAGAAGCTGTACCGCCTTTGCGATAAACAGGGCATCCAGCGTCCAAAGTGGGTCGTGGTGACGGAGTATTGCACTGTGGACCCTGTAACAGGTGAAGTTTTGGGGCGGCACCATCACCATGTCATTATGACGCACCCGGCGGGGCTGACCCGGGAAATGGTAGAACAGGCGTGGAATGGCCGGGGAATGGCCCGGTGTGAGCCGCTGCACTTCGACCACAACAGCGTGGAAAGCCTTGCCCGGTATATCGTGAAGAACCGCAGATGCAAACGGCACTGGCGGCAGAGCCACGGTCTGCAGCCGCCCAAAATGCCTAGGCCGAACGACAACAAAATGAGCCGCTCAAAACTGAAAGACGTGTGCGAAAACTGTCTGGAAGACCGGGCGTACTGGGAACGGATGTATCCGGGGTATACCCTGCATCGGTGCGAAGTCACCATCACGGGCAACTCTACCCGTCACCTGATCGTGAGCCTATACCGCAAGGAACCACCGAAGAACAAGAACAGGAGGAACCAGCCTTGAGCGCAAGAATGGAACTGGAAGACCTGCCGCCCCGGTATCGCGCCCAGGCGGAGAAGCAAATAGCCGCCCGATGCGCACGGAAAGCCCCGGCAGGGGCGGTATCGCTGGAAGCAGCGGCCAAGGCTGCCGGGGAGATCGGGAAAGCCTTCGAGAGCAAGGGCGAGTATGATTTTTACATTGGCACAGTGCTGCCGGGCATCCAGTCCGGCAGGATCATCAAGGCAACGCCGCACGTTGCCTTTCCTTTGCTGCCCGCAAAGGATTTCTGCGCTGTTCATCTCCCAGCGGCAAGGTATACGGCGGATTATGTGCTGGAATATGCCGACGGAACGGTGGAAGTGGTGGAAATTAAGTCAAAATTCACCCGGCGGGCGCAGAGGGACTACATCTACCGCCGCAGGCTGTTTGTTGACCTGATTGCAGAGCCGCGGGGCTATGTGTTCCGGGAAATCATCACCCCGGACACAAAATCCGAGATCAAAGAGTGGAAACGTCTGGCTGAACAGGCGGGAAAGGAATCATCATGGGCAAAAGCAGAGCAAGAATGCCGTCGTACTACCGGCAGAGCATCCAGAACGCCGTGAATCGGCAGATCAACCTTGGCCGCACCAAAATGGCGGCATCACTGAACCAGGAGGCTATCGGACAGGTCGTGTCATACTGCTTTGTGGCATCGGCACACGACATTCTGGATTTTGATGCAGGAAAGGCGGCTGTGCTGACCGTCAAGATGAACAATGCGGCGGAACGGTACACGCTGGATCGGGACAAACGAGGGGCGCGGAAAGCCCGCATTGCGTTGGAAGACCGCACCACGCCGCTGATGGTTGAGCGGTTCTTACTCCCGGCGGGCAAGCTGGGCAAGACGGCCAATGAGCGGGAAATCCTTGCCGAACGCCGGGATGCTGCCGACATGGTGGCCCGGTATTGCGTGGAAGCCCTGCACGACATGAGCTATACCGTGGAGCAGATCGCAGCTGTTATGCGCGAGACCTGCTCAAACTTCGAGCAGTTCCTTGAGTGGTCCGAAGATGGCGAGATGGTGGCTTACGAGAAGCTGCGCCGTGCGGTGGAGGACATCTACGGCGTGGGGGCTATGGTTGAGCGGGTGAACGGTCAAGGCCCCATTTTCGGAAGCGAGTTTTAATTTTTCGGGAGGCAGAGCATGAAGACACACGAGGCGGAAGCGATTTTGAAATACTGCGCAGATATTCCCCGCCGGCTTACGATCATCCGCCGCCAGTGTGCCACTCTGGACGACGAAGTAGACACGCTGAAAGGCATCAACATGGACGGTATGCCCGGCGGCGGGCTGCCCGGTGACAGCACCGCGGCAATGGCCTGCAAAATGGATGAACTGGGCATCGGTGACAGGTTGAGAAGTCTGGAACGTCAGCAAGCCCTTTTGAAGTCCGATGAAGCTCTGATCCGAGGACAAATTGACCGACTGGACAGTGTCCACAATCTGATCCTGACAGAATACTACATCGGCCACAAAAAATGGGCAGAAGTGCAGGTCGATGCAGGGTACAGCATCCAGCATTTGAAACGGCTTCGGAACGTCGCTTTGCTGGCCTTTGGCCGGGGCATGGAGCGGCTGCCCGAGTGCCCTGCCTTATTATCACGCGCGTATAACGTGCGCGAGACCCTGCCCCGGGCTGACGCATGGGTTGAAGGTGATATTCTCTTATAGGAAAGATCGACCGTCAGAGCCTCACGCAAACGCGCTTCCGCAAATCGAGTCCACCCAGCGCAGAAAAACAAACACGACTACCCGGAAATGTGGAAAAGTTGGAAAGAAACTACCCGGCGGGCTGTGCGGCCTGCCGGGTATTGTAGAATCTGAGATTTTGGAGGGCAAAAGCTATGGGCATACATTGCACGGGAATACGGCTGGTTCCAACAAGGGCGGCAGGCTACCCCCATCGGGCGAATGGGGATGAAAGGACACTGCGAGAATCAGAGGCAGAACTTGTGAACATGGTTCTCAAGGAAAATCGGCAAGCCCGTCCAAAATGGGCACGAGAAGAAGATGAACTCTGCAAATTTGTTAAAATCGACGACCAAGGAAGCGTCGAACTGATTTCGGCCATCGGTAAGGGGGTCCGTTTCAGGAACAGGGAGAGCGTGAAGAATGTTCTTGAATTTGTCGAAAAGCTGTTCGATGAAATGCAGGAGGGCGACAATGAGAATCAAAATTGAGATCAGTGGAATCGGATTGCGTGAACACGTTGCAAAAATCATTGCAAGACAAATCGTGAAAACAGGGATAAAAGAAAAACAAAAGTGGTATAACGAAGAAGCTATCCAGTGCGAGTTGAATAACATGGGCACCATCAAGCTGGTTAAGTGCTGGATAAGAAATGTTTGGCCGCTTCCACAGCTACACTCTTTGCAATCTCGACTATCACATCTGCACTGAAAGAACCGGCTTTTTTAGCAACGCTTTTGACCTTTGCCCAGTTTGTGTCTGCTCGGATATTCTCAAGAAAGCTATGTCCGGCAGGGGTCAATTCCCGGATGTTGACACGGTACTGTTCAGGGTGAGAACCGGGGCAAAGAGTGATAAGCCCAGCTTCGGCGCAGTATTTCACGGAATAAAGAATATCATCATTGTCAAATTTAGCTTCAAGCTCAACTTGATAAGTGGGCGGATCAATGGGTTCTTCACCAAGCATATCAAGAATATCAGCCCGTGCATAACGAATGAAGTAGCAGTAGTGGTCAAAATCTGTGTGTTCTTCAACGCAGAGCATAACAGCCCGCACACAATCCATGCTCAGCTTCATACAAATCCATCCTTTCAACACCATAAGCCCGTCAGGTCATCGACCCGGCGGGCTTTTCGCTTTTGTGATTACTTTTCGTTCGGATTCTCAGGCTCAGGCGGTGTATTGCGCTTGATGATGATCTGCGGGGCATCCGGGGCGGCTCCCTGCTTCTGGGCGTACCGGGCAATCTCATCCGGCAGCCCGACGGGGAAACCGTTTTCGTCAAGTGGTCCATCGTACCCGGTGAAGTCCACGATATGCACGGCGGGCGGCTCGGGGATCGTTTTGTAGTATCTGCCGTCCTCGTAGTTCTGATCTGTGACCCGGTTCCAATAGCCAATGTCGCCGTGCTGCTCCTGGGCGGCAATCATAGCGTCATAGGCTTGTTCCTCGGCCAATCCGTCAAACAGGAGCCGGGAACCATCGGCAAAGGCGGCAACCAGCCGCCAAGGGGCGAAAAACTCTGCGTCATTCACAGAAATACCTCCATTTCGGTAGTTAAGCCCTCAAATTGTAGGTTTTGTATCAAAAAGGCGGGTTAAATATGCAGAAATG